CTGGTGGTTCTTTATATATTGTATCATAACCAATATTCTTCAGTATGCGCCACATTCCTCTTTCTATGTTGAATGTAAATTCTCTGTAACTTATTATTTTCCGACAGAGAGCATCAAAAGCAGTGTTTTGAGCCATATTTGCATATAATAAACCTAGAGCTCTGTTGGCTAGGTCATCCCAACTTTTGTCAGGTCTTTCTGGGAGTAGGAGAGCGGCAATCCACTTCTCGAACTCTTTCTTTGGATAACCATGGTTCAATTGATATCCAAGAAAAGTAAGTTCATGTTTATCTGTTGAAACTAAACTTTTCTTTGTATTAATAAGCATATCCAATCTTTTCAGCAACTCTGCTGCTATCTCTAAACTGAATTCTTCATCAGTAGAGAAGATTGAATCATCTCCCAGAACTTTAATGAAATTGGGTGTTAGATTTTGTTCCAAACACAACCAATTAATTAAGATATAATTAACAATGGACCCAACAAGCTGTGTAAAGTAGCTACCGCTCGCAATACCGCCCTTCTTGAGGTAACGTTCGCCATTACATAATCTGATAGGTGTATAAGTAAAATAGTGTTGTATGTAATCGAACATTCTATATAAACGGTTTGCATTTGGGATGCCATAATTTCTATATTCTGTGAAATCTATATTCAATTTTAATATTGAAAAGGCTATATCAATTATCCATGCTGGAACTGATTTATCAAAGCCTTTGAAATCAATGCCAACATAATATTTGCCAAATAAATTTGATAATATTTTCTGAGCTCCGCCATTAGCTGTCTCGAATCCGTAAGCAATGGGTGAACCATACTGCTGGTACGCTTCGATTAATGGTTTAGCAAAGGAAGCCTCACCGAATGTGATCGTGGCAGGGTATCCCCATACAGCTCTAGCTTTAACTTCGCCTCTTTCCACAATGTGACTGCGAACAAAAGCGCAACAATCCGATGGTTTTGGATTGTTGTTATCCTTAACATTGCTCCAAAAGGAACGAACCCGCTGAATGCAATGTGGATTTCGAAGTTCTGACTTCGTTCTGTAACCTTCGTTTCTCCATGGTAAACCAGGTGATGATCGCCAAATTGGAAGATCCAAATTGAAAACGTCACAAAGATGATAAGGTTTAACCTTAACTGGAAGACGAAAAGCTTCAACTGCTCGGTTGATTGCAAGATCCAACGTTCTACTTGATGGTCTAGAAGATGTGTTTCCAAACTGGAGGACATCATCTCTAATGAAGCTGAGAGTTACAGGACTGCGACTGTATTTTGTCTCCAATCCTGAAATGAATGGAGTAGGGTTAATGTGACTGAATAATCTTTGAGAAAATCCATAACCCTTCTTTAATTTTAACATTGGAAATTGAAC